ACGGCACCAAGCGCGTCACGGCTTGGGAGCAGGACAGCAAGGGCGGCGATGAAGGCTACGCGGTTCGCTACGCGGACGGCTATACGTCGTGGTCGCCAAAGGACGTGTTCGAGGAAGCCTATCAGCCGGTCGACGCAATGTCGTTCAGCGGGGCGCTCTCGGCGCTCAAGGAAGGCCGCAGCGTTTGGCGAAGCGGATGGGCGGACGACATCAAGCTCGTGCTCATGCCGGATCGAAGTGACGAGTGGGAAACGGGAACCATTTACATCGTCGATCTGCAAGACGCCCTGTTCTTCAAATGGGTACCAGGCGACGACGACCTGACCGCAAACGACTGGCAGATTGCTTAAGGATACACGGCAATGGCGCGCATCGTTTTTGACTACAGCTTCGCCCATCTCCGACCCCATCTCCGACCAAGGCACGGCCCGCAAGTTTGGCCTTGGTGGCGATTAGTCTCGATCGCGTTGGTAAACCTCCGTGTCAAGACGCCTTCTGTTGCCCGGCGCTTGTGGGTCTATACGCGCTTTGGCGGTGTCTTTTTCGATGTCATAATCGACCGCCGCAAGCTTCCGCGCGACTGACGCTCTCCAGTAGCCTCCATTAAGCTCAAGTAAGGACAAAGCACATGGTTGACGAACCCAACGACGACGGCCTGACCGCCGAGGAAAAGGCCGCCCTGGACGAAGACGACGCCGCGATCGCTGCCGCAGCGGCCGGCGAGACGGACATCCGCGACGCCATCGATCCGGCAGCTTCGGTCGCGGCGCTTGAGGAAGTTGTCGAGCCAGAAGCGCCGGAAGCAGCGCCGCTGCCGCTCATTCGTGGCGCGGCCCCGGAGAAGGCCGACGAACTCCTGGCCAGCTTCGACGCCGAGGACGAGGCGCTGAACACCAAGTTCGACGAAGGCGACATCACGGCGAAGGAGTTTCGCGACGGCCTCAAGGCCACCAACGCGCGCCGCGAGGAAATCAAGTGGGAGCAGAAGAAGGCCGCTCTCGCCGAGGAAATGTCCGAGTCGCAGCGGTTCAACCAATGGGCTGGCGCGGTTCAGGACTTCATGTCGACGACCGGATCGAGCATTGCCAAGAGCAATAGCGCGATGATCGCCTTCGACGTGGTGGTCAAGGGCGTCACGAGCGACGAAAAATACAACGGCATGTCCGACAAGAAGAAGCTCGAAACCGCCTACAAGATGTTCACGGACGATTACAACAAGGCGTTCGGCAAGGCGGTCGCCACCGGCGCGACGACGGAGGAAGCCGAGGCTGCGGCGGCGAAAGCCGCCACCAAGCCCGCGAAGATCATCCCGCCGACGCTGGCGCGCGTTCCCGCGTCCGACATCGAAGCCACGGACCTTAGCCCTTACGGCGCGCTCGATCGCCTCGCGGACTCCAATCCGATCGAATACGAGCGCCGGCTTGGCGAGTTGTCCGAGCGCGACCGCGCCACGTATCTCGCCACGGCTTAAAGGGAAACACCACAATGTCGCGCACGACAACTTTTTGGGATATTGGCGTCGATGAAACCTTCCGCATCGGCGGCGTAACCATCGTCCTAAAGCACAAGAGCGGGAGGCGTGCGCGGCTTGAGGTTCAAGCAGAGGCAGGGGTGATAATCAAACTCGCCCCCGCTTTTGGCCTTGACAAAGAAAAAAACGACAATGTTCAAGCAAAAAGGGCTTGAACCTAAGCCTGCCATCCTATAACGTAACCCATCAGCGGAATAGCGCATGAGTGCTTGATGCAGGGTCTAACCCTCATGAGGCACTCGCCATGACGACTACCGTTATCCCGTTTGGGGCCGTAATGGCCCAAAAGAAGTGGTCCGCCGGCCTTGCCGTCGACATTTCGCTCAAGTCCTATTTCACCAAGAAGTTTGTTGGCGAAGGCGAGAATCGAATCGTTCAGCGCAAGACCGAACTCGATTCCGACGCCGGCGACACCATCTCCTTCGATCTGTCTGTCCTTCTCCGCAATCGCCCCGTCACCGGCGACCAGCGCGTCGAGGGCCGCGAGGAAAATCTGCGCTTCTTCACCGATCAGGTGACGATCGACCAGACGCGCCACGCCGTCTCGGCCGGCGGCAAGATGACCCGCAAGCGCACGGCGCACGATCTTCGCACCGTCGCCAAGGAGCGCCTGTCCGACTATTGGGCGCAGTATATCGACGAACTGACGTTCATGAACCTCAGCGGCTCGCGCGGCATGAACCAGGACTATATCGAGGGCTTGGACTTCTCGGGCTTCGCTCAGAACCCGCTCCTGGCTCCCGATTCGCAGCATCAAATCTTCGCTGGCGGCGCGACCTCGGTTGCGACGGTCACGAACACGGAAATCATGACGCGGCTCTTGATCGAACAGGCCGTCGCCACCGCCACGATGATGCGCGCACAGAACCCGCTGACCCCGAACATGATGCCCATCAGCATCGAAGGCGGCCAGCACTTCGTCACCGTCATGTCGCCGTTCCAAGAATACGACATGCGGAACAACGACACCGGCGGCTGGGTCGACATTCAGCGCGCCGCCGCCGCTGCGGAAGGCAAGAACTCGCCCGTGTTCAAGGGCTCGCTGGGCATGATCAACAACGTGATCCTGCACTCGCACCCCTCCGTCATCCGCTTCAACAACTACGGCGCTGGCGCGAACCTCCCCGCCGCCCGCGCCCTGTTCATGGGCCGACAGGCTGGCGTCGTCGCCTACGGCACGGCGGGCGGACTGCGCTTTACCTGGAAAGAGGAACTGCGCGACTTCGGCAACGAGCCCACCGTCGTCGCCGGCACGATCATCGGCATCAAGAAGGTTCGATACAACAACATCGACTTCGGCGTGATGGCGATCGACAGCTACAGCGCGCCGGCCCCGACGTAAGTTCTGGCCAAGACTGACGGAGCCGCATGACGCGGCTCCGGTTTCCTCATTCCGCAAGGACTTCCGATCATGGCCACTATCGCTTCCCCCATCTCCCTCTACCAGAAGACGGCCCCGAGCCCGCTTGTCGCCGCCGCGCTCGTCGTCGCCGACTTCATGTATGATTTCAGCTACAGCGCCGTGCAGACGACCGATATTCTCGAAATCGGCGCGCTGCCGGCCAATTCGAAGATCGTCGACGCCTATCTCTACGCGGAAGCAAACCTACAGGTAGGCGTCATCACGGGCGGCGGCAGCGGCACGGCCAACGGCACCTTCCCGCTTCCGGTCATCGCGCCTCCCTCGGGAGGAGCGCCCTACGCTGGCACGTTCACCATCGCCGCCGGCGTGCTGACGGCTGTGAACCTGACGAACCCCGGAAATGGCTACACTGGAACGCAGACTGTCACCAACGCGCTTCTTGTCGCGGCTGGCGCGGTTGCGCTCGCTGGCGCTTCCGTCACCCTGACCTTGGCGACTCTGCCGGCGGCGAATGCCACGGTCGGAATTATGACCGGAACGCTTGGCGATCTGGTTTCGGCCCGCACTCTCAACGCCGTTCCGACCCTGTTTAGCGCCGTCGCCGTCGCCGGTCTGAATACCGCCATCGCGCGAATGACGCTGCCGCAGCCCTCCGCCAACTACCTTTCCACGGTGGACCAAGGCATTGGCGTCACGTTCAGCGCCGCGCAGGCGGCCAACAGCCTGTATGGCACGACCAGACTGCATCTCGTCGTTTCCTACTACGAGTGATTTCAACGAAGCAGGGCGGCGCGCAATGTGCCGCCCTTTTGCCGCAACGAGGGCTGAAAAATGTTGGTCGAGAGCATCATCAAGAGAAAGAAGGGCACCCAAGTTGTCCTTGGCGACAAGACCTATCACTTTCAGCCAGACAAAGATGGCCGGCACGTCGCCGACGTGAAACTCCCTTCCCATCTCGGAACACTGCTTTCGATCAAGGAGGGCTATCGTCTCGCCGAAGTCGAGGAAGTCGCGGAAGTGGTCGCCGCCGTCGCGCTGACCGAAATCGCCGATGAACTTGAGCCAGAGCCGGAAGCGCCGGCCGAGCCCGTCATCGATGAACCCGCGCCAGTCGCCAACCTTGCCGGCTTGCAGCGCCCCGCGCTCGCCGAACTCTATGAGGAAAAATTCGGCACGCCGCCGGCGCAGAACATGAAGGTTGCGGCCATTGCCGCCGCGCTCCGCGACGCGGCGTAACGCCATGACCACCTACGCCAGTTGGGTAATGCAGCGCGCCTCGATCCTGTTGCAGGACACCGCAAATACCCGCTGGCCGCTGATTGAGCTTGTCACTTGGCTCAACGACGGCATGAGGGAGATCGTTCTCCAGAACCCAACGGCGCTCTCGGAATCGCTCGTTCTCCCTCTTGTCGCCGGCACCTATCAGACCGTCCCGCCGACATACGCCCAAGTTCTCCGCGTGGTGCGGAACCTCAAGACGAACGCAGACTCGCCGCGCATCGGCGGGCGCGTCGTCCGCGTCATCGACCGCCTCACTCTCGATGCGGTCGCACCCGACTGGCACGATTCGAACTGCACGCCGCAAACCTCGATCGTCGCCAACGTGATTTTCGATGAAGACGACCCGTTCGCCTTCTACGTCTATCCGGGGAATGACGGCACCGGAATTGTCGAAGTGATCGCCTCGGCGATCCCAGCCGAAGTCTGGCCATTGCTCCTGTCGCTCGGAACGGTGACGCCGGGCACCGGCGGAACGACAGGCTCATTCACCCTATCCGACGCGACGCCGCCAGTCGGCGGAACCGCGTGGGAGATTTCATTCTCGATCGCCGACGGCGCGCTAACTGGCGTCTCGCTCGTTAACGCTGGCCTCGGCTATTCCGCGCCAATCACCATCACAAATGCGATGCTTCTCACCGTGGCGGGCGTCGGCGCGCTCACTGGCGCGTCAATCGTGCTGAATGCCACACAGAGCACAGCCCTCTCCACATACGATGTGCCGATTGACATTCACGATATGTATAAGGGCGCGCTTGTCGATTACGTCACGTATCGCGCCTACTCGAAAGACGCCTCGTTCGCTGGAAGCCTCGCGCGCGCCGCAGCGCATTATCAGCAGTTCCAGGACGCAATCGGCGTCAGAGCAAAAGACGAGACGCGCAATCCGAACACGAAGGTTCCAGTTAATCCGGGGAGCGCAGCGTGAAG